CGGACTCCAACGACTAGTCTAAAAACTAGTATTAAGACTATCACTAACTTAAGTGATACCAACTGTCTGGAGATTCAGGGGGCCAGTCTAGGCAGCTCTTGACCATATGATCTTTAACCAGATGCAGGAGTATTTTTCCCCCGGCTATCTGCGTAAGATGGAGCAGCGTTCGAAGAAAGAATTCAACCAAACATACTGGTGGCGACCGCAGGACGTCACACCACAATAAGGATATAGGTATGAAGAACTTATTCATTTTTGCTTTTGCTTTGTTTCTAACAGGTTGTGCCGCAACAAAGAATGTTGATGTAGTTGCAACGGAAAAGGCTCAAGGTGATCGAATTGTTGCCTTAAATTCTGCCAGGTCACCATGGGTTTACGAGATTGAAAAACGGTTAAAACAGAAAGGCTTTACCGTTCTTCGAAGCGCAAGCCAACAAGTGACGGTAGAAAAACAATCCAACAGCACTACCGGTATTTATAACGAAGCTACTGCGCGTTATGTTCTGAACTTGAATGGTTTCGCTCCAAATAACGCTATGACTCGTTGCTATGGTGGCGGGTATAATTTTGACTACATTGATGCTGAGTTAATCGATGTGAAAAAGAACCAGACAATGTTCCACTATTCTAACTCTGGATACTCTGAAAATTGCCCGCCATTGTCAGGAACAATTTTCACTGACATCACCAATCTTGTTGCAGACTCCTGGTGATAATCGCGTGACATGTCACAAAGGCCGCCGAAGCGGCCTTTTTCTTATCAGAACGCAGCTGTGTTTTTCGTGATGTACTGCGCGTGGGTGCGGATGTCGTTCAGACATTTACTGACGCCGACGATGTAGCTCACCATGGTTGTGAATTCCGCCGCCGCGCCGGAAACATCGTGGCCGTCGTCCTGCATACGGTTGAGCAGGTTCATCAGCAGAGAATGCTCAGCCAGGCCGAGAACTCCTTCAGGTGAATGGATGTGTTCGCGGTAACCTGGCTTCAGCGGAACGTCATAACTTTTTTGCTCAACCTGCATCGCCTGCATTACAGCAGATGCAGTAGCCGTGGCCACTTGATCAGCAACCATCTTAATGCGGTCTTCCTGAGGGATTGCATTTTTGATATAGCTGCCTGTCTTACGGATTTGAGGCAGCACCTCGCCTGTGACCCATTTGCGGAAACGGTAGGCTGATGTTCCTTCTACCCCAGCCTTGCGGCATCGGAGCATAAGCCAATAGAGTCCTGATTCGTTCACAACGCTTAACGACTGGAACCCTCCACGGGTCCGTATTGAATACGTACCCTTTTCATCACTGTCTACTTTACGTAAAGCGACATCTACACTCTGGATTCCAAGAGCATTACAAACATCCTGGGCAACGAAATAAGGGCGCTGGTCAATCATGACCATACGGATACTGACGGTGGATTCGAAAGAAAAGACGGTTGGTGCAGTTTGTGCTGACATAGTGATCACCTTTTTGATTAGGTTAATCACCACCACTGAGACCAATCAGTTTGGTGGTGAGACGTACAGGGTTGGTCTTGCCGGTCACTATGAAACCCGGTGAGCCTTTCGGCTCCCCTGCACGCCCCACCATAAAGATGTGCGTGTATTTAGCGCATAAAAAAACCGCTAACGCGGTGTATGCGTCATAGTGAATTCCGGGAGACCAATCCCGGCACTGGATTTTGCCAGTGCCTGATTACTATGGCACAAGATTTATGCAATGTAAATTTACCGTAAAGGTAATGATTGCATGAAATTTTGGTAATTACAAACCCTATCTGGTTTGCTTCTTCAGTTGCTCAGCGCAGTAATCAAGATGCATTTGCAGATCCTTCATGGACATCTGCGAGCTGGTGACGTAGTTCACCAGGGCAGTCAGTTCTGCCATCGGGCCATCAACATTAAACCCGTCCTCATTCAGTTGTCGCAGCAACGTCATCAGGTGAGAATCTTCAACAAGGGAGCGGACGCCTCCCGGCGTGTGTATTCGTTCGGCAAATCCTTTTTCCAGCGGGTGATGATACTGACGTTGCATCTGATAATCTCCATGCATTCACTGTATAAATGTACAGTAGCAAAAGTTCGAAATACTATCCAGCACGAATTGCCATTTACCCAAAAGGTAATAACTTTACTGATTGTTATTCATTCAATTCATATAAGGTTTGCCAGGTAATAAACTGTCCTGATGATGCACGCGCGCCGGGCGCTGCTTTAATGGAGAGAGGCCATGACGGTATCAACCGTAGTTGACCATAACGATTACACCGGGAATGGCGTTACGACATCCTTCCCGTACACCTTCCGCATTTTCAAAAAAACAGATCTTGCCGTTTCGGTTGTGGACCTGAGCGAAAACATCACGGTGCTGGTACTGGACACCGACTACACAGTGACCAACGCCGGGGGTTATAACGGCGGTAATGTAGTACTCACCGCGCCGTTGGCTACAGGATGGCAGATCTCTATCGCGCGCGAGCTGGAGCCGACGCAGGAAACTGACCTGCGCAACCAGGGTAAGTTTTTCGCTGAAGTGCATGAAGACGCTTTCGATAAGCTGACGATGCTGATCCAGCAAGTGGGAAGTATGTTCCGCCTGGCGCTACGTAAGCCTTCCAGTATCGCGAACTGGTACGACGCGCTGAATAATTATATCCGCAACCTGAAGGACCCCAGAGATCCGCAGGACGCGGCTACTAAGAATTATGTTGATACTGTTTCTAATTACAACTTTAACAGGACATTGCGCGTTCCTGAAATCATTAATCAACTTCCTAATGCCGCTACCAGGAAAAATAAAATTCCGGCATTCGATAATGATGGCAATGCCATTGTTATAACACCACCTGGTGGTAGTGCTGCTGATGTAATGATTGATCTTTTAAAACGTTTCTTGGCAAGAACCCCGGAATCTTTCGGGGCAGTAGGCGACGGGATTAGTGACGACACGGCGGCAATGCAATTAGCGTTTGATTGGGTATCAGCAGCAAATGGCAGGCAGCTCATTTCTGGTCCAGGTACGCTTTACAGAATCACGTCTACAGTTACAGCTGATTTCAAAGGCCGAAAAAATTGCTCAATTTTATTCTCGACGCCTATATTTGCAGGCGCCGATACAGGCATTTGCCTGAAGATTTTAGACACGCTTATGTCTGACTTTAAATTTAGTTTCCAAGGAGGGGGTGTTTGGTCTGGAGGAACTCCAACCTATGGCACAAGTACAATGCCGACAGGGGCGCAAATTGGAGTGTTCATTCAAGCGTGCCGTCAATGCGGGTTTGACATTCAAGCGGAAAACTACAAAGGCCGTGTCATCCATGTTACCGAGCGTAATGCTGATGGAGTAACCGGGCAGACTTGGAAAACCTCCGGGCTTATGTTCCACAGGATTAGCACAGGCACTGCGGTTGCTACACAGTGCGGTCAGTCATTGTGGGCAGATGGTCGTTCTGGAGATCTGTCTAACTTCGGGGAGATCGTAACCTGGTATTCGCTGTGGGATATGTTTGGGCCGGTGTTTAATAAGGCACTAGATTTAACTATCCACCATATGGAATCCGGATGGCAGACTAATAACGGCCTTATTTTTAAAGGTTGTAAAACATTGCACTTGCTGGCCATCAACCTTGGTGATGAAAGCGCGGGTACCGTAGAACAAATGAGGTTTCAGCCCTCCGACGATGGCTGGACATGCGACACAGTTCATATTGAAAGTATGCACGTAGGAAGCAGCTATCGTGGCCTTCATGTTGCTGCGGGAGCATTCCTTCAGGGGGATTCAAGTTCGTGGATTAATATTGACACTAGCAACTCTCGAGATTGTGGAGTTATTCTTGACGGCTGGGGGGCCGGTAAGGTTAGACATTATTCAAGAGATGATAATGAAAGTCTGCGCGTTACTAATAATACGTTTGGCTTTGATTGCGAGATTGTTAGTGTAAGTGCCAGAAATAAACCAGTTACAATTTCAAGTTCAGTTATAAGAATCAGAATGCGTGGCGCAATAATAAATCCTTCATCTACGGCAAGCGGCCCTCTTGTCGATATACCGCTCCCCACCTCTGGGTATCTTTTTGAGGGTATGCACTTTAGGCTATCTGCGGTAAATAACTGCATTTTTAGCGCTGGTAATTCTAACTATCGAGTAATAGGGTGCTCTTTTGACCGCAATGATAACCCTTCAGCGCCTGTATTTTTGGGTGGGGTCATACCAAAAGTAACAAATAACGGTGGATTCATATCCGATAATCATGGGTCAGCAGTCATTCCTGCGGGATCAACATCAATTACAGTTAACCACGGGCTGGCGCTTGCACCATCCTCGGTTAACCTAACTGCGGGGGCAAATGCAACATCACAAGTCAGAGCGACAACTCTTGGCTCAACAACATTCACAATAACCATCGCAACTGCTCCCGGTTCAGATGCGACAGTTTATTGGGAGGCCAAAATATGATAAGTGCAGGTGCAAATATATGCACCTGCATTATGTTTTATTTCTTTTCCAATACCATCACCCAGCCTCTTGGATTTATAGGGAGGCTTACCTCCTCGCCAGCGGGTGCATTTTCAAACGCATTCACGCTTTCTATCCATTTATTATCTGGAAGGGTTTTTAATTTATATGTATAGTGCGACATAACCAGTATCACCACCAGAAAAGCAGAGTGCAAATACTTAGACCAAGAATTAAAGCCGCCTAAAAAAGAAAGCAATATTGAAACCCAGAATACATTTGGGATAACAAAATACCGCTCTGCACCACCACTCATTATTATAGGCCATTGTGGTTCTGTATTGCTAATCATTGGCTTGGCAAGTGCAAACCCAATCATCAGTGCGGGGAAAATCACCATAGACCACTCTCGCCATGTTCCTTTAGCAAGAACGCAGCATATGATAGCAATTGAAACAATACATATCACGTAATTGTAAATGCCAGAATTCCAAAGCTCAATTGTCTCGGCTGTAGTTAAAGCAAAGCCAGCAAATATTTTAGATGATAGTATTCTAATGAGCAGGTCCAGGCTTGCTCCAAGCGGGGCCTGGCTTCTATCAGCTGTTGAAGAAATCAAAATTGCCACAACCTGTATAAGACACACAAAGATAAACGCTATAGAAAAAGCGTCTAAATTTCTTACAGCATTACGTATTGTTTTGAATGGATTTTGGAATACTCTTCCATCAACCAATTTGAGGGCTACAACCGGCGCTAGAAAAACTATAAAAGGACCACTTAGTCCTGATAATAACAAGATTAGAAAATCATGCATTTTCCAGTAGGTGCCGTCAGGCTTGTTCGAGATTATAACCATAAATAGCCACATTGATAAATACCAGTGAGCATTGGTTATGTTTGCATGAACCTCGCTAACATGAGGCATTGCAATAATGAATGCAGCCAGAATAAACCTTGGTAATAGTTTGTATGAACTCATTCTTGATGAGAGTAAAAACATTACCACAAAGCATCTGATGGAGATTGCTATAACATTGAAGAATATAGGCGCGCACCACAGAGGAAGTGCAAGAGAGAGTGATGCAGTAATTTTGGATATAGACTGGTAATATCCATTCTGGGGAAGAATTATAGAATGGAGTGGACCAAGTGTATATGCTTGATGGTACCAATACCTTCCATCTTCAGCCCAAAACTGAGGGTTAGTGATTAGATCTGGTCGACGCAAAACGAACAGAATGAAAGTCACCGCAAATATAGCGAAAAATAAGAAAACCTTATCCGTTTTTATGTATCCGTTCATTTCTTATCACTCTTTAATAAGTATCTAGGTCTGTTTTTCACTTCCACATAAATCCTGCCAATGTACTCACCAAGTACGCCTATCCCAATTAACTGAATCCCGCCAAGGAATAAAATAGAAACGAGGAGAGATGGATACCCACGCACAGCATTACCGAAGGCGAGGGTGTCTATAATCATCCACGCGCCGTAGATGAACGCAACGCCAGCAACCAGTAAGCCTATGTATGTCCACATGCGGAGTGGGAATGTTGAGAAGCTTGTGATCCCCTCAAGTGCCAGGTTCCAAAGCTTCCAGCCGTTGAATTTCGTGCTGCCGGCCACTCGTTCTGCGCGGGCATATTCAACGACATCAGTGCGGCCACCAACCCAGCTCAGCACGCCTTTCATGAACAGGTTTCGTTCCGGCATGAGTTTAATGTTTTCCACTACCTCGCGAGACATCAGGCGGAAATCGCCAACGTTTTCCTCGATCTTTGGATTACTGATTTTGTTGTGCAGCTTATAGAACCATTCGGCGGTCTTGCGTTTCAGTCTGCCATCTGTAGAGCGATCAGAGCGTTTAGCCAGAACCATATCAGCGCCGGCCTGCCACTTCTCAATCAGGTGAGGAATAACTTCGATGGGGTCTTGAAGGTCGACGTCAATTGGGATAATCGCTTCTCCGGTGGCACGATCAAGCCCGGCGAATAAAGCTGGCTCTTTCCCAAAGTTGCGAGTGAACGACAGCGGCACCACAAGCGGATCTGAAACAGCAAGCGCGTTTATAATTGATTCTGTCGCGTCTTTGCTGCCGTCATTTATGAATACTATCTCGACCTCATGCTGCTGAAGCCCTTCAAATTCCCGAACCGTTTTATAAAAAATGGGTATTGCGTCTTCTTCGTTGAAGACGGGAACGACCAGAGAAATTTTCATTTCGCATCCCTAAAGACAATGAACTTTGAATAGATAAATCCGCACACCAGACTGATTGCGGAGAACACGATTAACGTGATGATAGGAGCCATGCCAGACTTATCAGCGCACCATCCAACAATCGCGCTAAGTGAGCCCATGAATCCTACGTAGAGCATGTAGCGCATCGTGGTTGTCGAAGACTTAAACGTGAACCTGGCGTTTGCAAAGAAGCTGAATGACACCGCCACGACGAACCCGGCAAAATTCCCCAGAGCCTGTCCCGTATTGAATGCATAGATGCAAACGGCAAACACAACCCAATGGATGAGCGTGTTGATAACACCTATCGATGTGTACTTGGCGAATAACTTAAGCACTTTTTCATCCGTAAAATACAAAACCTTACTTTATCACCTTTAGGGTAATTTCGTTAAGAGTTATCCGATCAAATTTAATCCACATACGGTTTATTGTGTATCATGAACTCACCAAATAAGGGGGTTCTTTATGCACATTAAACGGTGGTCACTATGTCGCACACGTTAACCACGGAATCGCTGAATCAGGGGCTTAGCCTGAGCGCGCTAATGTCTGTGGTCGCGGGTGTGCCGCCGGAGGTGGCTTTAGGGGCGCTTGCTGGTGCGGTAATTTTTGTTACCTCGGCGGTTGAGTATCCCATAAAGCGGCGGTTACTTCTGGCGTTCATCAGCTTCTTCTGCGGCCTTCTCTTCTACAAACCGACAGCAACACTTCTCATAGGATTTGCATCCGCTTTCCCTGGCATCACCACAGATATGTTTGAGAAAGGGGTTGCGTATTCAGCAGGGGCGTTTGTTTCTTCAATCGTTGCTGTTGGTATAGGTACCTGGCTGTATCACCGTTCTGGAAATCCACGCGACCTGATCCCGGGGAGAAAAGACGATGACCGGTCCTGATCTGCTTCTCATCCTGAATGCCGCTATCTGTGGCGGCATTGCTATCCGAGTCCTTCTGTTCCGCCGTGACGGGTCACGCCATCGCTGGTGGGGTGGATGGCTCGCCTATCTGCTGATCGTCGTGGCTGCCAGCGTACCCATCCGGACGTTCTACGGGTACTACGTCAGCGCCGACTGGTCAGAAGTCATCATCAAAGCTGTGTTCCTGGCTGCTCTCATCAAGACAAAAGGGAACGTGGTGCAAATTTTCAAGATAACGAGGTCCCAGCATGGACATTAACCAATTCCGCCGCGCCGCCGGCATTAACGAGCAACTGGCCGCGCGCTGGTTCCCGCATATCACCGCCGCCATGAAAGAGTTTGGCATTGAAGCGCCAGTGCACCAGGCGATGTTTATCGCGCAGGTGGGGCATGAGTCTCGAGGATTTAGTCGATTGGTAGAGAGCATGGATTACAGCATAGCTGGACTGGCTGATTTTGTTAGATACGGCAGGCTAACACAGGTTCAGGCTAAAGCGCTGGGCCGCCGATCGTATGAAAGAGTGCTTCCTATTGAACGCCAACGTGCAATCGCAAATCTGGTTTACAGCAAACGTAATGGGAACAATGGCCCGACTGACGGCTGGTTCTATCGCGGGCGAGGGCTTATCCAGATCACCGGCCTGAACAACTACCGCGACTGTGGCAACGGCCTGAAGGTGGATCTGGTTAAGCAACCTGAGCTGCTGGCGCAGGACGAATATGCGGCCCGTAGCGCGGCGTGGTTCTTCGCCACCAAAGGTTGCATGAAGTACACCGGAGACCTGGTGCGCGTCACGCAGATCATCAATGGCGGCCAGAACGGCATCGACGACCGGCGAGCGCGGTACATCACCGCCAGCAAGGTGCTTTTATGATCTGGGCATTTGCCAAAGCGTACTGGAAACAGTTGCTTATCGTCTTGATGCTTGCTGCTCTGGTCACTGGTGGAGTGGTTGCCTGGAATGTTCATGGTGACCGACAGTACGATGCCGGGTATGCGCAGGCCAAGGCGGACCGCAAAGCCGAAGATGATAAAGCTCGTCAGCAGGACGAACAGGAGAAAGCGACCAATGAACGTGAAGCGCAGCAGAGGATCGACCAGGCGCGTAATGATGCTCTTGATGCTGCCGCTCGCGCTGGCCGGTTGCAGCAACAGCTCGTTGCCATCCGCGAGCAGCTCAGGCAGTATAACGCCACTGTCGGCGCTGGGACGTCAGCCGCAGACACCGGAGTTTTGCTTGCCGACGTGCTCAGCAAATCTCTCGAGCGAAACCGACAACTGGCAGAGTACGCTGACCGGGCCGCAGAAGCAGGACGAGTCTGTGAAAAGCAGTACGATTCACTGACCCGGTGA